GCAAGAGTCACACTCTACTAGGTATCCACTTGTTGTTACTCTGAACATATTTATTTATCCTTTCTAACTACCTAAAGACTAATAGGTAGGTCTGACATTTTTAGTTTGTGACACGCTATCTAAGATAACGCTTTGATAACTCTATCTAGTTGGTTCATGTATAAGATAGTCTCATCGGAGACATCCCAATTCACACGCTCAGCGTGTTCCATGAAAAATCTCAACTCTCTCTTTACCTCATGGAGTTTTAGAGAGTCCAACTCTTTCTTGTATCTGATAGATTCCATTTGTTCCTTCTTTCTAACTACTATTATCTAACCATAGGGGTCTGACATTTTAGGTATCAAAACACCTTATTTATGTAACAGAATGATAACGATCTGGGGGGGCCCCTCTTTCGAGGGTATTTGTCAAGTCAACTCAAAAGATTAGATACTGCAATAACAAAACCAATAGCAAATAGATATGCGATAACATCAACAATCATTAGTTAGTCTCCTCATCCATTAGCATTATGTCAATTAGTCCAATTAGGTATTCTAGTTCTTGAGTGTCCATTAGTTCACACCCATCTCAACAATGATTTCACCCTTGTAGGCTACTCGGTAACCCTTGATGTCACCTCTCCAGAATTCCTTGGTGTAAAAACCAATCACATCTGCCTTGTGTGCAGGGTCAAACTCAGGGTATACCTTGAGACCATTGTTAGCAGTTACTTCTACAACCATTTTTCTATCCTTTTCTTTAGTAGTTCTATTATGTATTAGAGGTGTGACATTTATAGAGTGATAGTGAAAGCATCGATCAGACCATCTGCCTTCATCTGAGTGTATGATGCGAATGCGGTCTTGTAGTGTTCTGGAGCAAAGAAGTAGTCTGTCGTCTTTCCGTCTTTTAGAACTGTTACCTTCATTTGTTTGTATCCTTTCTTGATACTTATATTTTGGTATAGGGGTCTGACTTTTTAGCCAAAGAATTCGATGGCTACATACAGGATTAGAGTGAATAGCACTGGCACTAGACCTAGGAATGGTAGTAGTTCTGATAGCATTTGATTTATCCTTCTTTCTTGATACTTATAATTTAGTGCCTGGCACTGACATTGTCAAGTTAGACACACATTATTATATAACATTTTGATAACGGCGGGGGCCCTCAAAGATATCTACAAAAATGCAGGTACCAGTGATTATATAAAACCAGGCACTAGTCATTAGAAACAACCTTGTACCACTACCTATAAAGAATGTCACACCAGTGCAGATGCAAATGATCATTCGGTAGATCTCTAGTTGTGTTGTTGGAGAGGTTGGAGATGTGTGCGGACTAATTATTAGTGTATTTTTGTATATTTTATGTATCGTACATCTCTTAGAAATATTCAGATTTCTAAAAATATAAAATTTTTCAGATTTTGGTCAATATAAGATAACGTTTTGGTAACGAAACGGGTATGATACAATAAAAACATGAAGATCATACACAAAGTAGCATGTGGCTGCAATGAAAACTGTCCATGCAAGACACAACCAGAGTAATTAGTCTATAATTTTTTCCCACATACGGATATCCGAGTATGTCATTCTGATTTTATCAGCGGTAGCTTCATCTGGAGCTTCTACAATCAAAAATCCATTAAAAGACTTCTCATCTGGAGTAAACTCCATCCCATGTTCTCTATAAATCTCTAGTGTAGGCTCTGCAACTGCTCTATATTTAAAAAACTTCATGATATCTCCTTATAAGGTTTGTTAATTTTGGACGGTATACGACTCCGTCTTGATCAAAAGGTCATCTTGACAATCTTGATGCTAATCCACAATAGAAATAATGTTATTTTCAGCAAGATGGTCCAGGATCTCTTCCTGAATCTTGAATAACTGTGGTCTTACCTGATCAGCCATAGCCATAATAGCCGAAGGATCCATTCCTGCTGATGTCATAGCCTCTTGATTATTCTTTTCTGCGATTGCAACCATCTTTGCAATAATTAGATACTTATCCATTACCATTTTCCCATCGGACATTCTGCTTGTTTAAGCGTACTCTTTAGTTTCATAAAGCAACCACATTTGCGACATTTTACAAGTCTCTTGTCAAACCATTCGCATGTGTTGCATATAGCCAAACGGGATTCAATCAGTTCTTTATCAGACCGTGGCTGGTTTGGATCAAATAGATCAAAGAATGTTACGTCTCCCATGTGTATATTATAACATATCAGGCATGTTTAGAATAGTTGCACATAGGGCACGGGACGTGGGGAGGGTGCAGGGTATCTCTATATACCGCCGAGCTAATTAATCGAACGCTTTATGAGCGACTCAAATACCGCTCGTTTTAAAACCGAGAGATCTATTTTTGCCGAAGCTTCGTACTTATCTATTTCTTCAAGTGCCAGCAGCGTTAGATCTTCTCTAATATATGCCACTCGCTCGTAGAAGCTATCAAGATCTTCTTCCTTAATGTGGGGACCATCGCAATCCCAGCTACTTACACAGAATGGGCACAAGTACTTTCCATCATTCAGTTTCATCTATAAACCTTATCCCTTCCAGGTAATCATTTGGCAGAACATCAAGGATTAGATGAATTCTGTTCTCCTCGCTAGCGTTTTGTACACTGTGGTACCTTATGTTATTAAGTTCATATAGTATTCCAGTCTTTAGGTTTCTAACTTCTGAACCAGAGGAAAACGTGACAAGGTAATTTGTTTTAATTGGAATGTGAAATCTTCTAGCCACATACAAAACATCAGACCTGTCTTTGTGTGTCCTTATTCTGCTTCTTGGCTTCATATTGATAAACTCTGCACGGATAAGCTTTCCACCTGCCAGCGATTCTACATAATTAACAATGCTGGAAAACTCTTCCCTTGCTGCATCTGAAGATAGGCTTCTTTTAGTTACGCAAATGCCGTCTGTTTCAAAGCTATGTAGATAGTCCAAGGACCTTATCTCAAAAGCAAAGGTATCTTTATGAGTCTCATATGAATTTTGACGACTTGTATCTATCAGCCATTCATCGTAATAAGATAACAACTCTTTAGATATAGATTCTATAGCTACCTCGTCAAATTCTTCAAAGCACCAGTCATCACGCTTGTTTTTTAGCATAAGCCCACACCTCTAAATCCAACATATTTAAGTCTGTTATCAAATCGTTATATTTATCTATCACATGCTGATCTATAAAAGAAGATTCATTAATTCTAAAACCATCTAAGTTAATACCAAGGATCTCGCTTACCCTGGAATACTTCTCTTCATTGTCAAAATCTATAAGAATTGTTTTATTTTTTTGTATAGTATCTACAATAGACTCAATTTCAGTATCATAGTTTTTTACAAACCAACAGTTTTCAGCCATTTGTAATAAATTTGTTATATTTTTGTTATATTTAGGTACATCAATTTGTCCAGTCAGAAACTTTGAATTAATATTTACAAAGTTTTCTATTTTATTTGTAGTTAAATAATTTTTAATTAAATCTTCCAGAGATAGATCGCTATAAAACTTATCACGAACATAGTTTATGTAACTAAAAGTAAGATCTACTGGATTTCTAAAAATTGCAAAGTTACTGTCTACATATTTTATCGGAGTGGTAGCAAAATGTCCACTAACAAATTCATAATCATAGAATGATTCTGGAAATTGTCTTACATGACCAGAAAAAACTTTTTTACCTGATTTATTTATTGCAAACTCTCTTACAAATACCCCACTGGTCCTGGGTATGTGAAGATGATAAACAGACATACTATATATTGTATCAGAAGTCAAAAAGGTCACTATAATTGATATATTATGACTCCAGTAGAAACGGCAAACATGATTCTGGGAATCGTTATATCAGTAGGAACGATTATTTCCATAACTGCCCTGGGGGTCAGATGGCTAGTCAAGCATTATTTTGAAGAAATTAAAAAAGAACTAAAACCAAATAGCGGTTCGAGCATGAAAGATCAAGTAACAAGATTGGAAGCTCGCATGGATAAGGCTGATACTCTTAGAAAGGATACACACCTTAGAGTAGAAAAGCTTGAGCGAAAAATTGATGACTTTTATGACAGATTCATAGAGTATTTGTCTAAGAAAGATAACTAATATATAATATATCTAGGTATTTAGATATAATATATAAATAAAATCTAACTAGCTATTTATAATCTTTATTAATTAATATATATACTACCAGGACCTGATTCGATGTCAAGTCTTTTTTGAATAACGGTTTTATAACGATTGATGTTATGTATTGTTATATTGAAGAATCTTCTACTTATTCACTATAATACAAAATAATATTCGTTGATGTTATAGTTCTGTTATATTTACTTCTATTATCTGATATAATTTATTTTGCTAGTACTCTTGGTTGTCTCTCATACCCACCACCTGGAGTACTAGCTTTTTTTATTTATAGTGATATAATGTAATTACTATGACATCTCCTTGTTCTCCTGAAATCTTTGGTGCTGATCCAGCAAATATTAAGTGGCGTATTGTCAGAGGAGATACTTCTCCCCTCAAGGTTGAATTCTTTGAAAATGATGAGGTAACACCTTATGATACAGAAGGATGGGAGTATGCTGCTACGACTTATGACTTCCGTGGCGATGTCCTAGATGAATTAGAAGTAGAGCCAGGAGATGGCTATGTAGATATTGTTGCCCCAGCTGAAATTACAGAGCTGTGGGGAACTGGATACACTTCTGTAGTTGCTGAGTTAGTCTTTGATCTTCAGGTAACTATAGATAACGAAACTGTGTGGACACCAGTTATTGGTACTATTACAGTTTTGGGAGATGTGACTGGGGGTAGCTTGTAATGCCAGTAATTAATATTACAAACAACAATCCAAGCTTGGCACCAGTAGTCAAGATCAAGGGTAAAACTTTTAAGGTGAATAAATAATGGCAACCACACATGCAGTAGTTACTCTAAGTAACACAACAGCTACCAGACTTACTCCAAATGGCTTACATTCTGGAACCGACATTACAGTCCAAAACCTACACGAGTCTGCATATGTTTATCTTGGTGGAGAAGGTGTAAGTTCTTCAAGCTTTGGATACCGCCTAGCACCAGGAACAGCCTGGTCTGTCGAGCTTTCGAGCCAAAGCCCACTCTATGCAATTACTGCAACTAACGGTTCAACTGTTGCCGTACTTAAGACTAGCCTAGAGGCTGGTAACTAATGGCTAGGTTTAGTGGCAGCTCTGGTGGTGGAGAAGGTACCGTAGGGCCACAAGGCCCTGCAGGTGCCGATGGAGCAGATGGTGCTGATGGTGCTCCAGGTGCTGACGGTGCCGATGCTCTGTGGAGCTTTGAAGGTGAGTGGGTAAATGGAGTTGACTATGCTCCTGGATCTGTAGTTCAGTTCGAGGGAGCATCCTACTACCATCCAGATGGTCAGTTTTCATCATACGCCCCTCCAGGATATGGCTGGCTATTGATATCTGCTAAAGGCGAAGATGGTGCCGACGGGGCTGATGGTGCTGATGCAGTTCTTCCACAAGATTTAGGAACAACAGACAGCCCAACATTTAGCAAGATCATACTTACAAACAACGGCACAATAGACAATATAACAATTGGAGATGATGTACTCCTTGGTGACGGAAATGTTGCAAACCACCTAGTAATTGTTGGAAATCAAGATGCAACGCAGGGTGGTATTGTTCTTGGTAATAATAAAACTGAACAGGTTTCATCAGATGGATCTAATTTAAATCTTGAAGCAGACAATGATATTATTCTTTACCCAGGAAGTTCATATGCATATCTTGGTACACCTACTATCGGTGGAGAAACAAGGATTGCAACTATTGGAGATATCTCTAATGCAGCACCAGTAGAAACATCATTTACAGTTAATGGTGGCTCTCTTGGAACAATGCCAACATTTGATGGTGCTCCACTATTCAGCGGCAGTTATGTAAAGACAGGTCCACTAGTACACTTCCAAATCCAAGTAGATATGGATAACATTACTAACTTTGGTACTGGACAATACTATGTTGATCTTCCATTCCCTGCAAAATATGGTTACCAAGTTAGAGAAGGATGTTTGCACGACATATCCACAGATAGGCAATATGCTATTGGTGGACACGTATTTGCAGGACAGTCTAGGCTAAACCTATTCTTTACAGATACGAATGGGCAGGACCAAGAGTTTGACCACAATAGCCCAGTTACACTTGCTATTGCAGACAACTTCCACGTTTCTGGCACATATATTTCAGAATAATAGTCTGAGATAATAGTACTATGTCAGTTTCCAAAAACATGGACTTTCCTAGTAGTAAGAAATCTAGCTATTCTCAGCTTACTCAGCAGGCTCAACCTGTAGAAAATTCTATTTCCTATATTCCCGTTCCTGGACCGCAGGGTCCAAAGGGAGACCCAGGATCTGCTGGTGTTCGTGGAGAGCGTGGAGAGCGTGGAGAGCGTGGAGAAAAGGGTGATGCAGGTCCAAAGGGCGATTCTGGAAAGAATGGCAAAGACGGAAAGACCTATATGCCAGTCTATAATCAAGATACTGGCTGGGCAAAGTATGGCAACTCCGATACTAGTCAAACCAGACTAGGGGCAACCCGTGGTCAAGATGGTTGGGTGTCATTTGTGATAGACAGAAATCCATCAATAGAAAACTATCTGCCAAGAGATTCCGTCAGCCTTTACGGCGGAGACACAAAAAGGATTAATCTAAAAGGTCTTAAGGTTGGCAGTAGAGTAGATATTACTTACACCTTTGAAGTAGAAACTTTTAGCAGCAATACAGAGCTTTGGTGTAGGACATTTTTTCCAGGAACAGAAAGAGACGTAACGACCCTAATGGGAGTGTTAAAGTATCAATACACATACGAAATGTCCGTGACTCAGTCTATTTTTATAGAAAGCGAGTCTGATAAAAACTCTGGGGCAGTCCCTCAGCTAAGAACTGACATGGATGCTTTAGCCAGACTTAAATCTATACATATTTCTGTTTCTTAACGTGCTATAATAAGAGCTATGGCATTTCCAGGAACTTTTAACATTAATTATTATGAGGGTGATACCTATGAATTTAAGGTATACCCTAAAAACTCCGTAGGTGGAGTATTTGATCTATCAGGATATAGCTCTCAGTTTTATATTGCAACTGCAAGAGGTGCGTCTGGCACACAGTTTGAATGTCTAGCAGAAATTGCAAGCGATAGCACCGTAACCTGTACGATACTTCCAGCTCTTGGAAGACAGCTCGTGGCTGGAACATCGTATGTCTATGATGTTCAGGTAACTAAGCCTGGGTCACCAGCCAAGGTATACACACTGCTAACTGGAACTGTTTCAGTTACTGCAGATGTCAGTGGAGCTGTATAATGGCAGAAGTCTTACTATCTTCTGAGGAACTTACTGTTCTTGGAGGGCCAGCAGAGGTTAGCGTAGATCTTGACTTTGGTCCACAGGGAGCCAGAGGAAGTCTAATCCTATACGGTCTTGGAGACCCAGCATCTGTAGAACTTCCAGAAATCCCACAAATATATGATACATATATCAATCTTCTACCATCAGACTCGGATTACTTATTTATGTATCAGTATATTGCAGGTCCAGGTGGATCTCCAGCATGGGCAAAACGCTTTAAGTTAATTCCAAATACATATAGTGAAAATCTTTCAAGAACATTCTCTGACGGAGAAGTAGAGATAAATATCCCACTGGTAGCAATGGTTCCAGCAGATCAAATCGGAAGCTATACAGCTGAAAATTTTAATGTGCAATGCAACGTACTGAATGTTAACCCAGTATCACTAGCAGTTACAGTTGGAGAGATTCAGTTCTTCGACAGCCTGATCTCATTGCCAATTACTATCAAGGCAATAGAATATGCTGACAGCGAGTGGTCCGATGTGACAGGCCAGAAAGTAGTTCACCTTTCTATTACTGTGGTATAATTTGAAGTGGTGATAAATAATGGCTTCTGAAGATATTGGATCTCTATACCCTACAAAAATGCCAGGGTATGCAAACGCAGCAGATATTCATGCAGCACTACGCCTTTATCACTATGGTGCTGAAGACTATGATCCAGCAAATACTGATGAAGATGACATAGTACCAAACTCAGTAGCAGGACACATAAAGGCCTTAGATTCTAGAATAGACGATCTAGAGGCAACTGGAGTAGGTTCTGATTATAGAGCATCTGAGCCAACAAACCCAGCGGATGGGTTTATTTGGGTAGACTCTGATAGCATAGTTCCAATTATTGAAAATCCAACATGGAAACTAGTTGGTTCTGGGTCTTTATCTGGCTCATCTGTTTCTGTTTCTGGAATATCTGGAGAAAAGTTTTACGTGGTCTTAAAAGACTGGGGACACTCTAATACTGGTGACGAGGTGGGGTTGCTAGTAAGGTTTAACTCTGACTCTGGTCCAAACTATACTAATACTGGCGGTCTTGTTTCTGCATCTTCACTTTCATCTCCAACATTCCCTAATACTGCAACTCAAGATTTAACTATAGAGGTTGACCTTGCAAGCACCGCCGCTTTCTTGAAGCCAGTAGCAACCATTGCAGACACTTCTGAGGGACCATATTTTGGTTATTATAAAAGCACAAATGCAATTACTTCGGTACAGCTAAGCCTGTCTGGCTCAGGAAGCTTTGATACTGGAGATTATCAAGTTTGGAGTTACGAGGCATGACAACTATTTCTTCTAGCTCAAAGGTAGCTTACATTTACGATTCTGCAACCGATACCTGGTATCCAACTGCTGGTCTTGCTAGCACTTCTGCAAATTATTCCTGGACTGGCACCCATAACTTTTCTTCAAGCGTTTCTTTTGATTCTGTATTATTGGCAAAAGCAGGAGTAAATAATTTTCAAAATCAATCAGCTCGTGACGCAGCAATAGCTTCACCAGTTGCAAATGGCACTGTTGCCTTTATTCGTCAAGATGCTGATGGAAATACAATTAATCAAATTCAGTATTACTCTGGCGGTGCCTGGATAGATTATAAGAATATTGTTATAGACGAAAAAACTTTATCATACACAATTACGGTTGCAGATGCAAACAAAATGATTCGTATGAATAGCTCTTCAAACTTAGAGTTGCTTATTCCAGCTAATTCCTCAGTGGCCCTGCCAATCGGATCAAGACTTGAAGTTATGAGATATGGATCTGGAGAAGTCAGTATCGCTGCTGTTTCTGGATCTGGAGTGACCATTAGAAGCAAAAGCAATAATGCAAAAATCTCTACGCAATATTCTGGAGCGATGCTAACAAAGATTGGCACAAACGAATGGCATCTAATCGGTGATTTGAAGGCATAGGTGATGCAATGGTAAATGCATTTGGTTACTATGCATCTTCAAAAGGAATGGTTTTGGTCCCAGACCTTTCTGGTCTTTCTTCATCTGCAGCTATTTCTTTGCTAGAGTCCAGTGGTTTGAATTATTCACTGGGCTCAGACGTAGACACAACTAATGGTTCTTTGGATAATTTAGTTGCTGAACAAAGTCCAGTTTCAAATACCTTGGTTGACTACGAAACAGCTGTTCAGTTTAGACTTTATAACCTTATTAGCATTCCTCCATTCTTCCCAGACTTCCCACCAACTCCAGCAGTATACTTGACAGCAACAGCTACTGGCGAAACATCCGTAGGACTAAGCTGGTCAATTGCCAACTTTAGTCAGGCATCGTGGAGGATTACTCGTGATGGATTCCAGACAGAGGGAGTTATAAATAGTACCACCCAGGCATCAACTACAAACTCTGGACTAACTTGTGGAACCAGCTACTCTTATGAAATAACTATTTTTAGTGGTCCAAATGGAACTGGAGAGAGTATATCAAATACCGCAACCGTAACTACTAATTCTTGTAGTGCACCAGTCCTAACAGTGTCTGCACAGGAATCTGGTCCAGCTGTTCTAGTTTCATGGAATCAGATAGCAGGAGCAGCTTCTTATAGGGCAACAACTACTTACAATGCAGAATCTCCACAAACACTAAATGGAATAGACAATACTTCTACAACATTCGAGGCATTGTCAGGAGTTCAGTATAGATATACGGTAACTGCTTATTCTGGAATTAATGCAGGTGGAAGCCAGATTGCCACTGGGTTTGTAGACTTTACAGCTAACGCACCAACTCCACCAACCTTTAACCCAAGCTTCCCAAGCTTCCCAAGCTTCCCAAGCTTCCCAAGCTTCCCAAGCTTCCCGTCTTTTCCTCCTCCATGTGATGGACCAGCACCATTCCCAGAGTGTGAGTGTGTAGATGGTCTATGGCTATGCTAAAATACATGGCTATGGTATAATTTTACTTAAGGAGCATGATGAGCGAAATTGAAATTAAAACATTTGCATTTGTTGTAGATGGTGATGTGGTTGGAACAATTCACATACCAAGCACTTCTGCAAACCATGAAAGACTTTGGGCAGGGCTATCTTCGAATCCAATTGTTGTTGAGTCAACAAGCACCCCTGGAGTTCAGTTTGGCTGGACGTATACTGACGGTCAGTTTAATTCAGTTCAGGGGTAACCGTGACAGAACTTTCTCCTTGGCAGAAGTGGAAGCAAAATCTTGGTGACACTAGGCCATGGGATATGCTTAATCCAAGTACAGAGTATGTTGATGAACAAACATCCGAAAAAAGACTAGCGATTTGTAAGGCTTGCCCAGAATTAATTAAGACAACAAATCAATGCAAAAAATGCGGGTGTTTGATGAACTTAAAAACTAAGCTAAATAATGCTCAGTGTCCTCTTGGCAAGTGGTAAAAGTAATTACTTTGAAGACAATCTCTTTGCCTTAGTCTCAGTAGACCAGGCACTCCAGCTTCTACCATTATTTGACATCTCGTATGCAATCTGAGCATTAATTAGTGGATTGTACAAATCTTCATTAGACTTTAGTCCATATTTTTTTCTACGATCAGGACCCATCGAACCAGTCATGTTTATCTGGAATAGTCCATAGCAATTGCTAGACTTGTTAAGTGCCATAGGTCTATTGGTAGACTCATAGAAGACAATAGCCTTTGCCATCTTTAAGCCATCACCAGAAAAACCAGCTTGTCTAAGAATAGAGTCAAGCTCATCATCAGACAGCTGGGTCTTCCTGTCGTAATTGGCCTCTACAAGCTCATATGAGCCACGATCAAAGCTAATCGTATAATTAGGAACAATAAGGCTCTGAGTCGCTGAGAAATGATCCTCGTCGCTTTGAGACACATTTGCGGTAGTTAGACTAGCCACAAGACTTATAGTTGCCATAATCGCATATGTTTTCATAATTAATTTTCTATTACTCTGATAAAGGAAATCTCACTTTGAGAAAACCATCCGTCTGTTAGTTCAATTTTTTCTGTTTTTGTACCTGGCTTCTTGGCATGGATTACCATACCATCACCAGCATAAATTCCAACATGGTAATACTTCTTAGAGTTTAGGTGCTTAAAAGCAACGATGTCTCCAATTTGTGGGGTATCTACGTAAAATCCAGCATTCTTAGCCTGCTTGCTAGCAGAATGCTCTAGCTCAACTCCAAGTCCTTCATAAAACCACCTAGTCATTCCTGAGCAGTCCCATCCAGACGTAGAAGATCCACTAAATACATACCAGGTTTTTCCTACATACTTTTCAAGTAGGTCAAGTCTTTTACCTAGAGCTTCCTTGTTTTTTAGAAGCGACTTGTTGTATTCAGCTAGGTCTATCTTTTCTTGTAGTGCTTCAGCAGCTTCCTGCTCAAGTCTTGTTTGTGTCTTGCTTGTTTCAATGATTAAAGACATAGTCTCAATCGTTGGCTTTGTTGTATCTTCAATTGTACTTAATGATTTATGGTCATCAGCCACGGTAGCTGCAGAACAGCCAAGTAATACTACTACCGCTCCTAGTATTGCAACCTTTTTCAAATTGCACCTCCTAAAGCAAAAAGACCTTGTTTAAGGGTCTTATCCTAAAAAGTATACCACTTTTTAAGCAATTTGTCATGCTATAATTAAATTTATGGCATCTGGAGAATCGAACGCATACGACCTACCTTATCCTTTAGCCACTGATCCAGTTAATGTTCATGGTGACATTAGAGAGTTAGTGCAGAAGCTGGAGGCAGTATTACCGCTAGCATCATACTCTCAGATTGCTGTATCAAATAACACTCAGACAAACATTCAGGCTGGAGACCCAGTCTATGTTACTGGATATGCTACTGCCACAACTGTTGCAAGAGCTACCTCTTCTACAACCCAGCCAATTCTTGGACTTGCAAAGACAAGCATCGCAGCTGGAGTAAATGGAATTGTTGTGGTGTCTGGAGTGCTAGAAGGAGTTAATACCTCTAGCTTTTCTGCGGGAGATATTTTATATGCAGGACAGTCTGGAGGACTAACAACTCAGCAAGATGCTGGCGGTGCAGTTGGAGTTGTTGCTCACGCAGCAACAACTGGCTTAATCATCGTTGAGGCAAAAGGTAATGGAACTTGGGGGGCACTAAAAGCTGGACTAGCTTAGTGTATAATAAATTATGGCAACTTTAAGAGGATCTTCAAACGCATACGATGTTGGCAATAGGCCACCAATTGTAACCTGGACATTGGTTCGTGGAGACACGGCTTCATTCCGTGTCTATGTAACAGACGATCAGAAGCAACCCTTGAATATTCCAGACTGGACTATTGCAATGAAGATTAAGCGTCCAAACTCCAGCCTAAATGCTGGAATAATTACAGACGCTGCCACACTAGTTCTTGACCTATATCCAGAAGCTGATCTAGATGATGCTCCTGGAGAGTTTACAGTCTTCTTATCTGCGACAGAGTCTGTCGAGTTGGAGACTGGAGATATTTTTGACATACAGCTATCTACTGCCAATGACGCACAGGTTTGGACGGTAGCCCAAGGCAAAATGGTAATTCTTGAGGATGTAACTGACTAATGGCTCAAGCAATTATTATTGACGAAGTCAAGGTAAAAGCTAAAAGAATTAATGAGATAGATTTTGGAATTGCTAAAATCGTTGGTCCAACAAGAATAGTTCGAATAAATGATATCCTTCCATTTAGGGTAAGATTCACAACAATTGGTGTTGAAGGATATGGTCAAAACAATGTTCCAGGTATTGGCATTCAGGTCATTGGCTACAGCAACTACATCCTATAAAATGCCTGTATAATTAAACCATGGCAAGAACCTCTATACCCTATGTAAAAACACGCTTTGAGACTGGAGATCGTCCATCTCAGGAAGACTATGCGGATCTTATTGATACCGCTTCTGGTCAGGCTACCGATCTTGGTACAACTGGCAATAATGAAAGCACCATAAGCGATATTCAAAACCCAACCGTATTTGATAGCTTTAGTGCTACAGCATGGAGAATGGTAAAGTATATTATTTCCCTTTCAAAGACAACTCAGGGAGACAATTACTTTTATGCCACAGAGTTAACCATCTTGGTCGACGGAGAAGACGTTTCCGTTTCTGAGTATGGCACAATAGACAACGATGGGAATATGGGCACCATAAGCGTCTCTAGGACTGGAGATACAGTTGCACTAACTGTTACCCCAGATTCAGTCATTAAGCCAGTCACACTACGTTATGCACGTATTGGACTTAAGGCATAACTAACAAGGAGATAAAAAAATGGCAACAGTCGTAAAAGACTTTAAGATTAAAAGTGGTCTGATTGTTGAAGGTACTACCGCAAAGGTAAACAACTTCGACATTCTAACCAAGAAGCAGGCAGACCAGGACTTCATCATCGATCTGATCGGTGGAGAAACCCTAGTTAAGTCAGTAGGTACAAACCTGTCAGTAGACGGTGCTGGAGAACTTTCTCTTGACCTTGTAGGAATTGTAGAAGACATTGCAGGAACTAGACTCACTACAGATGGATCGACCATCAATGTAGATGTTGATGGAATTGCGGATGACCTAACTGGTTCATATGACTTTGCAACAAACTCAGATGTTACATCTGCAGTTGGACAAGAAGCCACAAACCGTGATACCGCAATCTCAAACCACAGCTCTGAGACAACTGGTGTACACGGAGTAACAGGCGACGTTGTAGGAACTTCTGACTCTCAGACTCTGACCAACAAGACTCTAGGTTCAGGAACCAACCTCTCTGTAGCTCTAGACATGAACGGTAACAAGATTGAAGATCTTGGAACACCTACTGCTGGTACAGATGCTACAACTAAGAACTATGTAGACGATGCAGATACTGCAACCCTTGGCTCTGCAAATGAATATACTGACGACGAGATTGCTGCTCTAGACACATCTCTAAGGACATATGCAGACCAGGCAGAAACAGACGCAAAGGCATACACCGACACTCGTGAAACTGCCATCACAACAGCTTATCAGTCATATGCAGACACAGCTGAAGCAGATGCTGTTTCAACAGCTGCAGCATATACTGACCAGGCTGAGCTTGATGCAATTGATGCAGCAGCTACCGCTGCAGCAGCTCTATATGCACCACTTGCTGGAGCAACCTTTACTGGAGATGTAATCCTAAACGGAGATCCAACTCAGGCACTAGGTGCTGCCACAAAGCAGTATGTAGACGCAGTTGCAGAAGGTCTGCACGTTCACGCATCTGCAGTTGCAGCTACTTCAGCAAACGTAAATCTTGCTACTGGTGGACTGCTTGAGATCGATGGTGTGCAGCTAGTTGCAGATGACCGTGTTCTTGTAAAGTCTCAGACTGATGCAGAGGATAACGGTATCTACCTTGCAAAGGCTGGAGCCTGGGTCCGTGCAGCTGATTACAACTCTTCTGCTGAAATTCAGGGTGGTGACTTTACCTTCGTAACTGGTGGTAGCACTTACGGTAACACTGGTTGGGTACAGGTAAACGTTGTTACAACACTAGGAACTGACCCAATTGAGTTTGATCAGTTCTCTGGTGCTGGAGAGTACACCGCAGGCACTGGATTGACCCTAACTGGAACATCGTTTGCAATCGATGACACCTACACAGCTACCAAGTCTTATGTAGATGATGAAATCACAGATCTAGACACCGCTGCTCAGGGCTATGCAAATACTGCAGAAGACAATGCAAACGGCTACACAGATGATCGTGAAGCAGCAATTACCCTTGCTTACCAGGGCTATGCTGATACCGCAGAGGCAGATGCAAATACTTATGCTGATGGCGTAGCTCTTACTGCAGAGAACAATGCAAAGGCTTACACAGACACTCGTGAAACTGCAATTACAACTGCTTACCAGAATTATGCTGACCTAGCTGAAGCTGATGCAAAGCTTTACACAGATGACGAAATTGCTGCACTAGATAGTGATGACATTGAGGAAGGTTCTAATAACCTCTACTTCACCAACCAACGAGCAATCGATGCAGTAGGTGGAACCATTGGCGACGCTATTGATGACCTAAATACAGACGACATTGAAGAAGGAGCAACTAACCTATACTTCACTGATGGCCGTGCTAAGACATCTGCAGCAGAACTTCTAACTGGTGCAACACTAACCAACATCACAATAACTGGTAACGGTTCTGGTCTTACCATTACCGCAGAAAACGGTGTTGCAGACTCTGACACTGATGACCTAGATGAAGGTACAAACAACCTTTACTTCACAGATGAGCGAGCAGTAGATGCACTTCAGGGTACTGACTCAATGTTCAGCACAGTAAGTATTGATGAGATTGCTCTACAGGTTGCAGCTACTCTATCAGCACCAACTGCTGGTGTGCAGACAGCTTACGCCTGGGCACACGCAGACTATCGCTCAGCTGAATTCCTTGTGAAGGTTGCTTATGGAACACACACAGAAATTTCAAAGGTCCTTTTGACCCTAGATGATTCTGAAAATATTGCAATTACAGAATATGGTATTGTTGGAACTAACGGTTCAGCATCTACTATTTCTGCAGGAATCAGCGGTACAGACGTACAGCTACTAGTAACAACCGCTAACAACAGCTCTACAGTTACTGTAGTTGGTACACTGCTAGCGTAATTAAACAAAGGTTTTCTGGTGGGGTTCCTCAAAAACCCCACCACCCACAAGTTTTAATTAGGAGAATTGAATGGCTGTGTCAGAAAAAGACTTCAAAGTCAAGAATGGGCTGATCGTTACAGACGGCGGTAGCTTTGGAGGCACTGTTGTAGTCGCTGAACCAACAGAATCAACACATGCAGTAACTAAGTCCTATGTAGATTCTAGACTAGTAATAATTCAAGATACAGCACCAGAGGATCCAACTATTGGAATGCAATGGTTTAATACAACTAACTCTAGAATGAATATTTATTTTAATGATGAGTGGATTGTATTGGCAACATACAACGATGTTATCAATCTACCTCAGCACATTCACGATACTTCAATCGGTGGAGATGGACTTATTGTTAGTATTTTCCAAGATGGTGGATTCTACGATGGAGATTTTGTATCTGTTACAGATGCAGGCTATTATAACCTAAATGAATGGGCAATGACCTGGAATGGTGGAATAGCAATAGATAACTTTAATTAGACATTCAAAACGAATGTTATAATTAGAAATGAGTATTGAGGGCCAAAACCCGATATTAGGAGATAAAATACTATGGCAACAAGAATGCAGCAACGTAGAGGAACAGCTTCTCAGTGGGCTACTGCCAACCCTATCCTAGCAGCTGGTGAAATCGGTTTTGAAACTGATAGCAACAAGTTTAAGATTGGTGATGGAATCAATCACTGGGACGATCTTGACTACTTCACTAGCTCATCCGAGCTCCTATCCATTATTGACGGTGCACCAGATCTTCTAAATACTCTAAATGAGCTAGCTGCAGCAATTAACGATGACCCAAACTTCGCATCTAAGGTTGTTCCTATTGCTAAGAAGACAACTACTCAGTGGAATGCAGATACATCTGCTATTGCAGCAGGAACCTTGGCATATGACACAACCACAGGAAAGTTTAAGATTGGAAATGGCACTGACGCATGGAGCAGCACATCCTATCTAGTCAATGCCTCGGAAATGAACTCTTCTATTTCATCAGGCATTACAGCTAGAATTGGAAGCCTTACGGTAACAGAAGCCGAGTACCTGTCTGGTGCTACAGCATCTATCCAGGGGCAACTAGATGACCTAGCTGCAGCTGACGTAAGCATTCAAAGCGAGCTAGATGACAAGGCTCCAACCTCTAATCCTACTTTTACTGGAACCGTAGTATTGCCAACAAGTACATCAATTGGTGATGTTTCTTCTACAGAACTTGGATATGTGAATGGCGTAACTTCTGGAATTCAAGGTCAGCTAGATGCCAAGCTTGCATCTGCTACTGCATCATCTACATATGCACCACTAAGTGGACCAACCTTTACAGGAACCGTAGTTCTTCCAAGCACTACCTCTGTCGGAGATGTCTCGTCTACTGAGCTTGGATATGTAAATGGTGTCACTTCTGCTATTCAGACTCAGCTAGATGCTAAGGCACCTACGGCTGACCCTACCTTTACAGGTACCGTTGCTGGTGTAACTAAGTCACACGTAGGTCTTGGTAACGTTGACAATACCTCTGACGCTAACAAGCCAGTTTCTGCAGCAACTCAGACTGCACTGGATGCAAAGGCATCGCTTGCTGGTGCAACATTTACTGGTGATGTAACTGTAGAGACAAACTTAATAGTCGAAGGAAACCTTACGGTCTCTGGAACAACTACTACCATAGATGTAACAGATCTATCTGTGTCAGACCCACTAA